TGGGGCTCCCTCCGCTCAAAGGTCTCGCACCGGGGATGGTGGAGGATGCCAAAGAGGCCCTCAATCCCGCCAATCTGATGAATGCCATGCTCGGCTCGGGCTATCCGCAATGTAAGAAGATCCGGGAAATGGTCGGGGACATGTACGGACATATTCAAGACCCGTATGATGGAACACAGTGGATTGAGAGTCCCCAAACGGCGGTCTATGATCAAGCCTCAGGTACGTATTACCAGGAACGATGGGTTCTGGACCAGATGGTGGACAAGGACACCTGGAAGAAGACACCGAAGACAATGAATCCAGATGGCAGTCCAAAGAAGGCACAGACATCCGGATTTGTAGGATCAGAAAAGACGATACTATCAACTGTGGTGGTCCTAGGATTGCTAGGCGTAATTGCCTATGGAATTACAAGGCGCCGCTAATCGTTATTATTATTCACATTATTTCCACTCAGATACCCATTGAGTTCCTTGATCGTATGAAGATTTGTAACAATCTTCATCGTATTAAGAATTGGCTCCCCACCGTACCTGTTTTCGTTTTTGGCAGTCGCACCGGCTAATTTAAAGTCAGGTTTCAACCCCATTTTCCGAAACTCCTTCTCTGCGATGCTACGAAGCCCTTCTTGAATCTCCTGTCTATCCTTGTCTGTCTTCTTTGGCTTGCCCCGTTTGTCCTTGAACTTATCGGCCATATAGGTGCCGGACTGAAGATTGTAGAATATATCATCCTCCAGTTTTAATAATTCGCCTGCGGCAAGAATCTCTCCTGACCCTGTAAGATCATCCAGATTTACATGAAGCGTTCCCAGTTCCTGTTTTGTTTTAACAGGGGCCGTGATAAAGGATGGATGTCCCCGTATGGATTTTATAATCCATGTATAGACTCCGTCTTTTGCCAGACTTAGTTGATTTCCTACAAGAACTCGGTGTCTCGCATAATTAATGAATCGCTCTATCGGTATGGAACGAGCACTAGATGCGCGATACCGTTTTGATTTCCGTGTTCCACTATTATTATAGTGGGTGGCCTCCCGTTTCTTAATGGTAAATGGTCTGGAAGACATCCTATTTGGTCTATTGAAAGAACAGTAGGGTATCTATTGAAGCGCCTTATAAGCGTAGAAGGCCGAGGCACCGCCTGCCAATTGGGCGACAACATAGCCAATCAGTTCGGTGCTACTGATGGAGCCATTGAGAGTCATCGCAAGACTGACCGCAGGATTGACATGGCCGCCGGAAATAGAGGCAATGAGATAGACCACAAGGGCCAGAGATCCACCGACAACAAGAGGGTTGCCGCCGGAGGCAATGATACATAAAATGAAAAAGAAGGCGCCGAGATACTCTGCCACATAGGATGTAGTTGTTACACGCATTTCTAGTTTTGGGGGGAGGAATTATTGACGGGCTGCTGAATGGGCACATTGATGTTCTGCGTGGCCGCAGGAATGCCGCTGGCATCCAGACAAATACAGGGAACACTGATAATGGTCGCAGGACTGGCCCTGTAATAGGTGGTACGACTCCCATTGTCAATGTCGTTCATCTTAGAAGCACTATAGTTGCCGGTCTGAGGATTGTAGGCATTCACAATAACACCACTTTGAGCCCTATTCTGGGCATCCCGTACCATAGAAAAATAGGTGGCCTGATTACGATCACGTTTCAACTTCGTTAATTGTGAGGCATCTGAGTTACGCGTGGACATTCTCCTCTAAGATAATCTCATTTTTTTTCGTAGATGTTTCTGCGTATCGCATCAACTTATGGTTGGTAATCAAACGACTCCCAATGTTCATCGTCTCCAGTTCCTGCATCAGTAACTTGGAGGCATAGGGAATCTGGATGTGGGCAAAGTTCGTCGTATTGGCACATCCGCGACAAATCCAAATCCCCTCCTTTTCATTGACAACGGCGATCAGACCACACTCACGACAGGAATAACACAGGAAGGCATCGGAACATTCCATGAGGCGCTCCTTTGTGAATTCGGCCATCCCATGGGCAATGACCGAATCACGTTCCATCTCTCCGAAGCGCAGGCCGCCTTCACGCGCCCTGCCCTCGGCCGGCTGCCTGGTGAGCATGACCAGAGGCCCCGAGGCTCTGGAGTGGAGTTTGTCCGCCGAGCAGTGTCGGAGACGCTGATAATAGCAGGGACCAATGAAGATGGCCGTCTCCATCATACGTCCCGTCTGTCCATTATACATAATCTCATTGCCGTAGGGCTCCATGCCGTACTGGTCTCTTAGAATCGTTCCCATATCATCCACGGTTGTCGCATTAAAGGGGGTGCCATCGCCCAGGGCCCCTGCCTGACACCCGATCTTACTCAACAGGGTCTCCATGAGTTGGGCAATCGTCATTCTGGACGGAATCGCATGCGGATTGATAATGAGATCGGGCACAATCCCCGAGGCCGTCTGGGGCATGTCCTCGGGATTGATAATCATTCCCGTTGTACCCTTCTGCCCGTGCCTACTTGAGAACTTATCTCCAATCTCGGGAATCCTGTCCTGTCGGAAACGGATCTTGGCAAAGTTGTAGCCCTCCCCATTGCGATTCTTATAGACGCGATCCACATATCCACTCTCATTGTTGCGGGGCGTCTTGGACACATCCCGACAGGTCTTGGAACCCGCCGGCAGAATCTTGCCTGTTGGCACCCTCAAGGGCACCACCTTTCCGATCAGCACATCCTCGGGAGTCACATAGGTGTTCTCGGGCACAAATCCATCAGCCCCCACCTTGTCGTAATTCGCATTCTTCATGTGCTTCGTCACCATAGGATCCGGATTACAGAAGCGCTCCTCCTCCCCCGAACTCTGGTTCTTCTTCTCCTCATCCTTGTACGTCCTATAGAAGACAGATCGGAAGCGACCACGGTCCAAGGCACCCCTGTTAATCATATTGGAATCCTCCTGATTGTAGCCATTGTACATCATAATGGCCACAATGACGTTTGAGCCGGCGGGCAACTTCTGCGCCCCGTAGAACTGGCTCATGAAGGGGCTGACCATGGGAATCTCAGGGTAGCAGAGCAAGTGGGCCATGGCATCAAAGCGCTCCTCAAAGTTGAGGGCGTACATCCCCATGGCCTGCTTGGCCATCGCCGACTGATAGGCATTGCGAGGACTCTGATTGTGGTCCGGAAAGGGAATCATAGAGGCAATGGTGCCGAGACAGACACAGGGATGAATCTCAGCATGGGTTCTGGAGGTATCCTTCAGTGCCATCTCATAATCCATGGCAATGAGCGTACCCTCCGTTTCACCGGAATCAAGATATTCAAATAGATGCCTGCCGCCAGGCGTGGACCACAGAAGCATCTGATTCCAATCCTGAATGGCATCCACTTGTGCCTTCAAGGCACCCGTTGTGTCTGCGGCAATCTCACGTATGGTGGGAGCAAAGAGAACCGGACGAATCATACGGCCTGCCTCGGTGGTAATCCAGAGTTCCTTGAGGGAATTCTTCCAGACAATGCCCGTGTGAATGTGAAGTACACCTCCCCTCTTGGCCTTTCGCAAGGAATCAATTGTGTCCAGGGCTTTATCACAGGGGATAATTCCAATCCAGGAGCCATTGAGGAAGACACGGACATCATTGAACTTCTCAATAAGCGTCGTTGTCTTGAGCGGTTTCAATGTTCCGAGGCGCATCAAGTACAGGGCAAGTGTGGCGGGGCTACTAAAGATGGTAATTTGCGCCGTGACAGCCATATTCTTGATGACGCCGACACCATGCCCCTCAGGCGTCTCACAAGGACAGATATTCCCCCACTGCGTATTGTGAAGTTTGCGGGGCCAAATCAGTTTCTGGGTCTTGTCAATGGGTGTCTGGACGCGACGCATATGGCTAATGGTAGCGGGATAGTTGAGACGATTGAGCATTTGACTAACACCCTCCTTGGAGGGTCCGCCGATCTTCCCTGATCCGAATTTGCCCGTGGCCAAGGCCGACTTGAGCGCCACATCCAGAATGGTGGATTTGACGATCTTGTTGATATTGTTGATATTCACAATCTCGGACCAGTTCCCTGTTGCCTTCCACGAGCCCGAGTGAATCTCCTTGGCCAAGCAGCCCCGCATATCCTTCACCATGCGATTGTTGTAGGTCTTGCGGAACAGGTCGGCGAGCAGGAATCCGGGAACATCTACACGCTTGTTCGGATAGGCATCTCGGTCATCATTGGGAATGCGCTGACTTGACACCCACAGGACCTTGCGCGCCATGTGTCCAAGAAAGCATGCCTTCTCGTATTCCATATCCGTACCTCCAATGTGGGGAAAGAGTTCCTCGGCTAAGATGTCCGTTACCACCATTTGACGCTGGCTCTTGGCCGACCAACTACTGATGTGCTGACTAAGCCACTCAATCGCAGCGGCCTTCTTGGTAATGCCGGATGCCTCATGGATGGACTCCTCCAGAATATTGTCATAACTTTTATCTTCCTTGGGGCCCAGAATCAAATCATAAATCTCCCCATCAGCCTCTACGCCGAGCGCCCTAAAGAGAATGAAGATGGGAATATCCGTCTTGATGCGGGGAATGGAGGCCCTCAACATGGTAATCAGATTGTTCTTGGGACTATAGACAATCTTCACATTGTTGGACTTGGGCACCTGGTCGTTGTCGGGTCCAATACACTTGATCTCCACGACCTCCTTCTCCTTGACATTCGCCCGGCCATTGCGAAAGACCACGGGGCGATTCTCTGTCATACGCTCCAGACTCTGCATCGCCCTCTCGCCTCCCATGATGATAAAGTAGCCACCATCATCTTCAGGGCATTCCCCCATGGCCCTGGGATTGACATGGCGTTGGTCATAGAGTTGACAGTATTTGGATTGAACCATGATAGGAATCCTGCCCAAATGGACATTGGGAAAGACACGGACTTTGGATTCCTTGATGCCACCCCGTGTATGGTCAATGAAGGTGGTAGTGACCTTGACATTGCCGTTCAAAGGGGCCGTATAGGAGAGATTTCGCTGCCGAGCATCATTTGGGAATAGGGGGTGAACAGCCCCATTGTTCTCATGCCGAGTGGGTGGACGAATGGCAATCTTCTCAATCTCCAAACTAATTTCGTATTCATGACTGATGGGTTTGATACTTGTTGGCATTACTATCACATTGGCTGTTGTGAGCAGAGCATTGGCGGCGGTCGTAGAAAGCCCGGTGGCCGCCGCTAAGGCAGACCTTGGGCCTCCCAGGGGAATCTCTGGACTCCCCCGGCTAATGATAGGATTGGCCATGGAGATAATCTCAGGAATGTCCTTCTCCACAAATTGATTAAAGGATTCAATTTGTGTGGCTAACGCATGCCTGCCGTCTGACTGTCCCTGGAAGACGGTCAGATAGTGCCGATAACTTGGCAGGATGGTTTCTGTAGAACGATTCATGACACTTGTTTTATCTAGGTTACTAGATCTTAAGTCAGATCAAATTTAGATTTAATCACCTCAACAATTAGGGTGGTTTATGGAGTCTACAACAAAACAGATTCAAATCTCGGCGTCGGCCATGAAGGGAGGCAAACGAAGCCGACGGAAGAAGAGGCAACAGGTGGAAGAGGAGCCGGGACAAAGGAAGAAGGCAGGGGTTCAGGTCACCAAAGAAGGAGGAGGTGTTGCTCAGCAATACGTCCAGGGTGTTCTTGGTCAAAATATTAACAGTAGTTGTGGCGTCCCAGGCTATCAGAGTCCAACGCAGGGGAGTTCCGCAAGTCCTTTGGCAGAGGCCTTCTTAAAGCCCGTGCCTCAGGCAACCTTGGACCAGCCGATTCCTGTGGCCGGTGCTCCCTTGCCTCTTGGCGGTTCAGGCCAAGTGAGTCCTCAAATCGGCGGCAAAACCATTAAACTTCACAAGAAAGAGGATAAGGCCAAGGTCAAACTCCATTCCAAGAAAGTGGAGGTGAAGAAGCATTTAACCAAGAAGAATCGCAAAATCATTCTGGGTCTCATCGGCCTGAAGAAACGCCAGACGAAGGCCTCCAAGATTAAACAGTCCGTCAAGGAAATGCCCCTAGAGGACTTAAAGAAACATCTGATCACCA